CAAGTTCATCTGCTATCTTACTGTAATCATTCATAAAATAATGTGAGATTGGATGTACCCCACAATAAGTTAACTGATCTTTTGTAAATCCATATTTACCCATCCAGAACTCTTTGTCCTGTTTTTTCCATGGCCTTGTTTTTACACTTAAATCAATTCTATCTTTCTTTATTTTTCCAATATTATCTTTAGAAACATAAGTAACCCTAGCTACGCTTTGGACTGCTTCTGTCTGATACTGTGTAAGCTGAAACTCATTTGCTATAAAGCAAAAAGCATCAGTTATCTTAGACAGCCCGAAAAGTTTCATTACAAATACAAAAACATCGCCTCTTTCTCCTGTGGCAAAATCTTTGTACATCATTTTTTCATACCTATCACTATAGAATAAGCTAAATGATGGTATCTTGTCTTTTCTTATAGGACTTGATATTGGTTTTCTTGGTATACCTCCTAGAAAGTGAGAAAATATCTCAACATCTGTTATACAACTAAGTATATCAGCTCTATTTGGTAACTTTTTTATTTCTACGCTTTTTCCAAATCCCATATCTATTTTGAGTTGGTAGAAGATGAACGGACAACTAGTGCTCCATTAACGTAAATCCCTTCTTTGGTAATATTAAATGTTTTTACATTTTCAAAAACATATTCTTTTCCTTCAAATTCTACTGTCATATTTTTAGTTTTGTTGGTTAATATAGGGGCCGGACTATCCGACCCCTTATAATTAAAATAACTAATTAATCTAACCAGTTATCATCTGTATCTGAAGCAGCGTCAGCTGTTCCAAAAACATCTTCTTGCGGTGGTAAAGACTGTGTAGTCAATACATCCGGAGTCAAACTATACTCACGAAGAGTGTAATCTGCTGGTCCAAAGTTAGTTGTGCCAAATGCACCATTAGCTTTAGACTCTTCAATAGCTTTACTTAGCCACTGAAATTTGTTGTCTCTCTTACTTGTAAGAGTGTACTGACGTAAAGTCTTTTTGTTAAAAATTGTCTGACGCATACTCTGGTCATCTGCAATTTTAACACCAAGAGCAACACCAACTTTATTGTTAGTACTGTCAATTACTGTCTTAATATAAGAGAAATCTCCTTTAAACATTTCTTCCCATGTAGCCTTTTCAAACTTAGCGTGAGCTGCAGTTACATCTGTAAGCTTAGTTAAGTCAAAAGGTAAGTTAAGAAGGTTTGCAATAAAATCAATTACTTCTTCTTCGCCACGCTTAGCAACTTTCATTCCTGAAGTGTTGTACCATTGCATGTTTGAAGGAACAGTCTTGTTCTTAATTGCATCTTCTTCTAACCACGTAGCTTTACCAAAGTCATTTATAACTTTATACTTACCTGTCTGTGACTTGTGGTGAGTATTAATGATATAAAATGATGCTTTAGTAGAGATAGGGTTATCTACATCGTCATTGTTTAGATAGAAATCTAATCTTAATTGAGGCACTTCTCTTTCGCCATCAGAATCACTTACTGTCTGAGTACCTAAGTAGTCAGGCTCGTAGCTGATTTCTCTTCCATAAAGAGCTTCTAGCTCTGCTTTAGAAGGGTTTACTGCGACAACTTTAAAGTTCTCAACACCTGTGAAGAATTTTCTTGCTCCACCTTCTTTGATTTCATTTGCTGATCCAAATCCCATAATTTACTTTTTTTTTAATTTAATTATTACTATTATTATTATTACTTAATTATCCAATGTGAAATGATGTGAAAGAACTGCTTTCTTCTTCTTCTTCGTCTTCTAATTCAGACTGGTCGTCAATAGTTGTATTGTCAAAACCTTCGTCTTCATCTTCATCTTCATCTTCTTCTCCGTCAAAGTTTTCTGTAGCTGAAATAACACCTTCTAGGTCTTCTTTAGCATCACAATCCTTTACACACTCATCTTCACAATCATCACAATCCACTTCTTTAGCAGGAGCATCTGTGAACTCTTCAACAATTACATCAAGAGAATTGATATCCTCTTTAGCAAATTCAACAAGTTCATAAATTGGAGCCTCACCGCTATCGTCATGAAGTATTATTTCGTAATCAGTGTCGATATCATCTCCAAGTCCAACAAACTGTCTAAGCTCGTTGCATAGCTGTGTTGATCCTATAGACTTACCTTTTTCTTTGCTGTCTCCTCCATAAGAAGAAAAGTTTTTAGACACTTTGTATGTCTTATCTTCCACTTCTTGTATGAATTCTGCGGTATTAATTACGAATAGTCTTGCCCCATCTTCTCCTTGTGGCTGGGCAAAACCAAACAAAAGTTCTTGCACTCCACCAGCGTCTAGTTCAAGCAATCTGCAAGCAGACTTATTGAATAATACTCTTCGGGTGGTGCCTTTTCCTCTGTTAGCCTCAAGTTTCATTGAGGGGAAATCGAACTGCTGAATAGCAGCTGGTGCAATCTTTTTGATTGAACCGAATACAATGTTTAACATTTGTTTTAAAATTTAAAATTTATACTAATTTATTTTTCCTTTGAAGCAGGAATTACTTTTACTTTTTCTTCGATAAATATTTTACTCCAGTCAACTGTAATATCATATTTCTCGTCACTTGTTGCAACTTCAATTTGCTGACCAATAAGGTGCTTCTGTCTAGAACCTACAACCAAAGAATCCGATGGCTGAAAGTTAATGATAGTCTTATTGTCTTCACGGTATACCAAACCAATAGCATCACACCAAGAACAAAGAATATCTTTTGTTCTACCGGTTAGATTTATTGACTTTTCTGTAAAAGTTTCAGAACCTTTTGCAACGTCCTTTTCTTTTACGTGACCTACCATAACCAGCGTATCACAAAACTCTTCTAGTGGCTTAAGCATCTTAAAAAATGCTTGTCTAGTATATAAATAACCAGCACCATTAGGAAGCGTTCTTACGTCAGTTCCTGTGAAGTTTATACCCATCGAAGTCTTCTGATATAACTTAACCGCTAAAGATAGAGATAACTCTTCTAAAGCTGTTAAAGTGTCTAAACAGATGTACTTATAAGGTACTTTTCCTCCTGCTTCATCTTTAGCTTTTTTAAGAGCCTTAATTAATGCAGAATAGTCCGCCATAGTTTTGATTTCTACAATCATACCTTCAACATAGTTAGAACCCTGCTCTAAATCAACGATTAAGCAGTCTTCTAGTTGAGACACAATTGTAGTTTTACCACACTTTGGTGCACCGAACAATAATAGCCTTTTAGAATCTAATCTTTTGGCCTTTCTTCTTACTAAAGGTAATTCCATTATTCTTCTTCTTTTTGTTTGGCAACAAATTCATTTACCATGTTTACATAAGATAGCTTTGCTGCCATGAATACTATCTCTCTTGGCGTAAAGTTTGCTTCTAGTTGCTCAGCGAGCTGGGAAACAAAATTCTTATTGCCGTCAATTCCAGCAACAATACCATTCATTGTTCCATTCTTCTCGTTAAACTCTGTTTGACTAAATCCACAAGCGTCACCATCCGATGTAAATGCATCGTGATTGTAAACACCTTCTGTAAAGTTGTCTTCTAAAACCTCATCTTCTACTTTTTTCATTCTTCTATTTTAATTATTAATTACACTATTTTTAATTCTTTGACTTTGTCTACAAGATCTTGAACACTGTTTGTGTCGTTGTTTATCACATAGTCAAATCCATCGTAATCATCTAAAGCTGTTTCTGATAAATGTTCAAAGTCTCTTTCTATAAGTTGAGGTCTTTCTATTCTTATAAGAATACCACCTTTATCCTTAATAGCTTCAGCTTCATTGGGAAACCTAACATCTGTTATTATCCAATTAGAATCTTTTTCATAATCAGCAAACAAAGCATTTACCCATATATTAGGATGAATGATGTGTCTACCTGCTTCAGTACCCAAAAGTTGTAGAAGTTTACGAGGCGTTAATCCGTCCCACTCTTCTCCAAGTTCTTTCTCTTTAAACTCTCTGTCTTCTAAATCAGATCTATCACAACCAATAAGAAAACAAACCATATACTTTAGCTTTTCAGAATACTTCTTATTTGCATAAGTAAATTCGTTAACAGGTTGTTCCCAATTAGCAATAGATTCTGGTGCAAAGTTGTCTGCAACATAGTTTATTACAATAGACAACGTGTCTTTTCCTGATCCCATCTTCCCTGATATCCCAATCAGGTTAGTTTTACCACCAGCTATCATAGTACACTCTATCTCCTTGTTCGATAGCTGAATAAGCTGCCCAAAGGAATTTTACATCATCTTCCATATAATACTTAACATATTCGTTATAAGAATCTTCTCCAAAGAAAAATCCTTTGGTTTCAGGAAAGTTCTGATTAGCAATGTCTGTAGCCAATCTGTTGAGATCTTTCATCTTAAGTCTAAGTCTTACGCAATTAAAATCTCCTTCTACATTTTTTCCTTTTTCTCTCCACAACTGCTCCATCCACCCATGCAATCTATTGTGCTTACGCCAATACATAAGTTGCTCAGGATCTTTCATAGATGCTCCTTTTTTGCGTCTGTACGCATACATATCTAATCCCATTTGTTTTTGTTTTTTAATTAATTAGTTCTGCCTAGCAAAATATCAGAAGCTTGATAAAACTTCGTCATTAAGTGACCTTCACTTGCCTTTGGCAACTCTTTAAATCTATTTGTTGCACCGTCAAATAAGAAATGATGATAAGCATTTGGCGGACCAAATCGATTCTTCAAAACCTTTACGGCTCTAAATGTATCTCGCATTTTTCTTATATCATAACCATGATATTCTTCGAACCCATATCTGTCTGGAGCGTACACACCTAAGACTACTTTTGCATCACGCTGAATTTCTTTATTATTAGCAAATCCTGCTAGTGATGGTTCTGTTTTCTTTTGTATACTATCTCCCTTCAGAGTAAATTGTTCTCTTTCACCTGATTGTTCTTGCTGTATAACATTAACAACAGCCCAGTTCCAGTGTTTTGTAATTTGCTTTAACGCATAATTAGTACTCCAATGTGCCATGGTCTGATGTTGGTTCATCATATAGCCAGAATCTTTATTCTTTTCAGGTGTAAGCAAACTCATGTGGTCTACAATGACAATATTTATCTGATTAGGATCA